AAACACGATACGAAACTTTAGATTATCTTTGCGACTGCTCGCAGTGTTATAGACAACATAGTCATACTGACCATAATTTCGATGCAACCAAGTTCTCAGAGATTCGGTATCATGGACACCGTCAATAGGATCATCCACATCAACACAACACCAAGAACTCCAATATAGAACAGATCGATTACTACGTGTCGCACCCACGTCGAAAACACTAGGAGTAAGCAAAGGACTAGAATTATTTCCACCTTTCTCTCCAGGCTTAGTATAGGAATCACGGAGACTCACCACGAAGTCCATCCAATTAAGAAAGGTAGTCCGACGATGAGTCTTGTTATCGTATTGATTCTTAAATACAGTTAGTTCATACATGGGGTGTATTATACCATACACTTAATGTACGAGTCAATCAATGACGTGGAAAAACTTGTGACGTGTCCACGGTTCGTCTTGCAACTTCTGCTTATATCCATGATGCTCCTGAGTCACACAGAGACGTTTTGAAATCACTTGTGTTGTAGGTGTAGGTATCCCGTTTTTACCATGATCGAACCTATTAAAGTATGGTTCAATGTTGCGACCAATACCTATTGTATCACAAGCACCCCAAGGATGTAAAGCAGTGTTTCGAATTCCATAATAGTCTATGTCGTCTCTTCTGAGATGCTTTGTGGTATATGTTCTGAAAAGACGTTGTAATACACAATAAGGACCACAGTTGATAGGAAAGTCTTGATCTATAAGCATGTGATGTGCCCAATGTGCGAATCTAGGGTCAAGAGAATACATACCCATGAAAAGACCGATGTTTGCGTACAGAGTCCCTTCTGCGTATTCGGTTAAAAGTTTGAATGACTCCCAACGATCTCTAATCATCCAAGTGTCGTGTTCCATTACCCACACACGTTCTCCCGACTCTGCGACCTGTCTCATGATCTCCCAGTGAGAACACATACCGGCCTTCTCTGTAGGTGAGTGATCTTCCATCTCTTTACCCGATACTAGGTCTAAAGTCATAAGACTCTTCGACCATGTGTACTTGTCCACATGTTCTTGAAACGTATCAGAATCCGGAGTAATTGCATTGAAAGTTTCAATCGAATCAATATAACCCTCATCAATTGCTTTCTGAAAAGATCGACGTGAAATCTCGGCATATTCTTCAGACCGTTCGTCTCCCTTCATTACAATTTGTATTGCTTTCATAAGAATCTCTGTGTATAGAATCCTTCAAGGTAGATCGGGGACTCTGTGTAAACGCAAGCATATAGACCTCGACTATAGATCGATCTATTCTTACCGGATCTGTGATAGGTGTTCCCTTGTATTGCTACGATGTCACCTTTCTTAGGGTATATAGTGACCCACTCACCATCGTCTTGGTTCTGTATTTCAAGAGTGCCGTTCTCTTCTGTAAAGTCGTCAAGTATCCACGACATATTGACCGTATGGATAGACCCGTCACTATTGGGACCATATTGGTTGTCTTTATGGGGCTCGAACCGGAGTCGGTCGTTAGGAAGTTTGATGACAATCTGATCGTTGAAAAGGTAGACCTCATCCCCCAAGATTTCACGAGCAAGATTTTTCATCGTGGGACTAGTATAAGATTGGAAAAGTCGATAGTCAAAGTTGCCTGCACAGGAGATTCCACTCCAAGTGGAATAATCCGCAGCGTGTAGACGCATATCTTCACCGATACGTTTTACCATATCAACTTCTTGTAGGTTTAGTGCGTTCTCAATGACGACCCAACCTTTTTGTCTGTAGTGATTTATGTTCATATATAAAAAAAGGGAACCGAAGTTCCCTTATTTATTACATTAGTTGTTGGACACAGACGGCTATCACGAATACACTTGATAGTCCTGCGAACATCCAACCCATTTCCTCTAGTTTAGAGTTGGGACGGCTGCTCTTCTCCATTGTTGTTCTCCTCGTTTAAAAGTTGCGGTGTCGACTGGTAAGTGACACCAGAATTAATTGCGACTTTACGAGGCTTCTGACTTTCAGGGATTATTACTTCCAATGAAATGGCAAGTAATCCGTTCCTGAAATCAGCTCCCATTACTTCAACATACTCCGACAGACGGAACTGACGTTCAAATCTCTTCGTCGAAATGCCTTTATGAATATACTCTCTAGTGTCGTTGACTGACCCTCGAATGCTAAGTGTACGGTTCTTTACTTCGATCTCGAGCTCGTCTTCAGTGAATCCTGCGACTGCTAACTCGATTAGGTATTGATCCTCTCCCGTCTTTAGAATATTATGCGGGGGGAACGTATCACCCGAGTGTCGTGCGACCCTGTCTAGTTCGTCGATCATGGTATCAAATCCGACGAATGCTGAACGTGGGAACAGTTGTTTTGCTGTTAATGTCATGTTGTGACTCCTTAATAGTAAGCAAGTTTTAAATAACCCCCACTTATGTGGCAGGTCATATGTATATATACTCGTTATGAGTATAAAGGTAACACTAGATGTGTGAATATGACACTATTCAATCATCTAGGCCATCATAGTCGTCATCATCTATACGTATAATAGGTAGAGAATCATCAACGACTACGACGGCATCTTGTTCAATCATTTCGATGATTTCTGTCGTTACTTTTCGGTCCATCTCCAAGAAGGCCATTCGGTCTTCGATCATTGAGAGATGTCGACGGTACATATCAAGTTCCTTTTCTTTGTCTTGCTTTCTCTTCAAGACTGCTGATAATGATATAACGTTTTCTTTATCAGACATAGTAGTTCCTTAGTAGTACTTTGATGGATCTGGATCACCCTCCACACCAAATGAAAATGACACACGGGAAACTTTAGGGAACACTTGATGGTGCGTTCCTCTAGGCAAATACACGTACATACCAGGCTCAAAATCAAATGGTTCATTGTTATTAATGCCTTCTACCTTGAGACCGACAGTTGCAATAACTTGAACCAAGAACACGTCCATAGAATCCTTATGCCAAGGATAAGAACCACTTTCACGTCCAAACCCACTGAACGCAATGTTAGTGATTTTCTGTGCGTGTAGTGTAAAGACATCTTGCATCTCTTCATATATGTTCTTCGCAAACTCTGGTGCACTACCACGAGAATGGAAAGAGTTAAGTCCGATGCGCATCTTGTCTGAGTTGCGATCATATAGATCATCTGGATGCGAGTCCATCATTTGCATGAACTCGTTCCAGTTATACGTTTCTTCCATATTAAATGGAAGTCGACCGAGGAAAGGAGTCTTGGTCTGAATCTCATCCTCACGGTCATCAAAAATGCCATAATGTTCAGTAGTCATTAATTGTTCCCAATGTTATATTTTGGTTTCAGTGTCCAATTAGACTTATCTTTATAGGAGATGATCTTGATCTGTCGCATTGGAGCACAGTCACGAGCAACCTCCGGATTTACAATTTCTACTAGACCCCAATCCTGTAAAAGGGTTGCGATCGTGTTACGACGTTCCATGTCGGACGTCTCTAAGTTTGACTTTTTACCGTCCAGTAAAAACAACTCTTTGAAATGAACGATAAAATACCTACCCTGCTTGTGCAAGATATGGCATGATTGGAATAGGGTGTTGTCTCTACGAGAAGCTACGCCTATTCTTGTTAGGGTTTCTCTGACCTTTAAAAAGTCATCTGGTTCTGCCAACGTGATCTCTAACATCATGTCAGCATTCCATTGAACTAGATTATTCTCTTCCACCTATGGATACCTTACTTTTAATTGTTTTTATTTGTGATTCTGACAAAAGACCTACCACCTGTTTTGCTTTAGTTTCACTGTAGCCAAAATAACGTTTCACACATTCTATGTCGTCTCGTTCTTCAGGTTTATCCCATTTAGAGAATCGTTTTTTCTTTCTCACAATATTTATAAGAAAGTCGTACTGAAGTTTAGCATCTAAATGATGCAACCTGTTCATTTCATTGGACATAAACACAGTATCCGGAAAATACGATAGTGACCTGTTTACTAAAAACGGATTATAGGAAGATTCCGCATCCGAGTCTTTATCTATCAGATTTTTCTTGGTCGTGTTTATACTGTTCAAGAACTCGAAGGGATTCATGCCTTTACCTCAACCTGTGCCATCACCTCAGTGAGGCAAGCAACCAAGTTGAGTTCGTGATCCGCAACGAACGCATTCTTGTACTGATAATCCGCAAGGATTAAAACCAGTTGCGGAATACTAGTCGGTGAAACAAAGTCATACATACGATCGTAGAGACCCCTGAAAATTGCAGCAGGTTCTACATCAACATTGTTCACCACCCAAGAACGCATCTTCTTGAAGTTCTTGTCACGGATCGCACCGAACAGTTGCGTGTACGTATCCGACATATCAGAATCTTTACTTGGGGGCAAACTCAGTGTCCCCGAGATAGATCCCCTCTGACATTCATTCAGCACTCGACGCCAGTCGGGTGCGTGTCGCATAATGATTTGTGCTACAGTGTCATTATCAAAAGCAACCCCTTCGGACTCTAATATTACACGGAGTCGACCCATAAACTGACCACATAATTGTGCC